CAGTAAGCGTCGGCATGGTTCTAGCGAACAGATGTCACCGACAGAATATGAAAACCAGTATTATCAACGGCTCGGAAGTGTCTAGATTATCCGTGGCGATTCAAGGTTCGCTGACGGAAAAGTCTTCATGAATTTTGTAAAGCGAGATGCTGCTAAGCAGCTACTGCAGGGAGAAGAGGCACGGATTCGCTAAAAAGAAAAACCGCCAGTGTGGAGCTGGCGGCTTATGTCAAAACCACTACTTACAGATAGGAGTTTTAAATGACTAAAGTCATCGTAGCAAACCAGAGATCTACTGTCACGAAAATGTCGAGCCGCGAGATTGCAAAGTTGACAGGGAAGCAGCACAAAAATGTTATGGCCGACTGTCGCGCAATGTTTGAGGCGCTTAATCTTCAATCGGCTGACTTCTCAGCCGATTACCAAGATAGTCGCGGGCGTACATATCAGGAGTTCTGGCTTGACCAAGATCTGACTCTTACCCTGATGACCGGCTACAGCGTACCGCTGCGTCACAAGGTGGCTAAGCGTTGGCGAGAACTGGAAACTGGTGAGGCGCTACCAAAGAAATCAGCGTCACATTTGCCAGAGTATCGTCGCGCCCGCGCTATCAAGATGGAAGTTGAAGCTATCAGTCTGGCACTATCTTATATGCCAAGGATGAGCGATATCGCAAAACAGACTGCAATGGCGCGAGCAGTTAACGATGCTGCTGGTATAGAGCTACTGCCGTTACCGAAGGTTGAGGAGCATTACCACACTGCGAGTGAAGTTGCAGAGATGCTTGGTGTCACTGGACAGAAGATTGGGCGCGTGGCTAACGCTAATAACCTGAAGACTGAACAGTATGGCATCTTTGTAATGGACAAAGCTGCTCATAGCAGTAAACAGGTCGAAGCTTTCCGCTACAACGCCGAGGGCGTAAAAGCGCTGCGCCATCTGATTCACGGCGCAAACGTAGCTTAACTTGCGCCATTGGCGCATCTTGGATTAATCAATAATTTAACCCGCTTAACTGCGGGTTTATTGCGTTGCATTGTAAAGATTTAATGATAGGATGTTTCCGATTGCAATCAAAGGAAACATGAAATGAAGAAGATTTTGGCAGTGGCTTTAGGGGTTATGGTTTTATCTGGTTGTTCAATGCGAGTGGCCGACCTTACTGTAGGCAGCACTAAAAACTACAATATCAATGGAAACAAGTTTGTTACTGGGCCGCGCGTTACAGCTGAAGATTCTTATCCGGTAATTATCTTTCCTACTGGTTTCCCCAACATGAAGACCGCTATCGATCGAGCTATCGAAAAGGACAAATGTGCCGTAGGCCTGAGTAATGTGGTAATTACTCAGCTCAACCATTCGTTCCTGTTCGGTAAAATTGGTGTTCGTGCAGAAGGCAACCTGATTATCGACCGTAGCCTGCCGGGATGTGAAAACCACTCCTGATAACTACCAATTAATTGAATAAAAACACAACCTCGCTCAGGCGGGGTTTTTTTATGCCCGGAGATAAATAATGGCAGGTCAAGAGAATGTAGGCAGCATCGTCTATGAAGTGGATATGGAACTTGCTCCCCTCATTCAGGGAAGCCAGTCTGCAAACAGGGCAATAGGCCAGCTGGAAGGCGCGGCTGATCGCGCCGGTAAAACATTTAAAGGGCTGGATACGCAGCTCACATCTACGGCAAAAGCAGTTAACGACGCATCCAACTCATCCGGGCGATTTAAAACCAGTTTTCAGCAAGCTGGTTATCAAATTCAGGACTTTATTGTTCAGGTGCAGGGAGGACAGTCCGCTCTAGTAGCTTTCAGTCAGCAGGGCTCTCAGTTAGCAGGGGCGTTTGGTCCGGGCGGCGCTGTTCTGGGTGCTGTCATTGCCCTTGGTTCTGTTCTGACTGGCGTACTTATGACGGCGCTATGTAGCAGCAGTAATAAGATGAAAGAGCTGCAGACGGCCGCAGAAGAGCTTAACAAAGTCGTTGTTATTAACAGTCAAGGCGTTGCTGCACTGTCAAACGACTATGCCCGACTGGCTGCGACCAATGCCGCGCTGGCAACGCAATTACGTGACGCGGCCGTAGCTAAATATGCCGCTGAAGTAGAAAACGCACGGAAGGCGATCTCTAACATTGCAGAAGAGCAAACATCATGGTGGCGCAGCTTTTCCGGCGGCGTGGCCAGCGTGACCGCCGCAGGCAATGCTCTCGATACGCTGAATATCAAGACTGATAACTTCCGGGATGCTATCAGTCAGGCAGAAGGGGCTGGTACTGCCTTCCGTTCAAGCACGCAAACCATTCTTTCAACCGTCGATATGATGGCGGATAAGTTCGATATCTCTGAACAGGCTGCATTCACGCTCGTTAAGCAATTAAATGACCTCGCCAAAAACCCCACGCCAGACAACGTAACGAAAATATCTCAGTCGCTGGCCTCAATGAAAAGCACGACTGATGAGGGGCGACTGGCATTAGCAAACTTCCGTGATGAACTGGCGAAGGCGGGCGCTTCAGCCGCTCAGGCTGAGCAGGCAGTTAAAGACCTTGAGGCCAGTATAGGAAGAATGCGAACGGAGGCACAGGCTGCAAACTTCGACTCTCTTACTAAAGGTCTCAATCAGCAACTGATTGCTCTCAAACAAGGGAAGCAGGCAGCTGTAGAATACGCGATCGCCCAACAAGACCTGACTGATGAGCAGAAGAAAGAAGCTATTGCTTTAAGTCGCCAGGTTGCCGCCGCTGAAGCCGATGCTGAAGCCAAGAAAAAAACAACGCAGCAGACAACCAGGCTGGCTAGCTCAGTTGATAGTGTTGCACAAAAGCTGGAGAACCTCAGGCAGAAGGCCGAATTATCTGGTCAGTCAACTGGTGAGCTGTCACGACAGCAATCCATCCTGCAGGCGCAACAAAGCCTTGGTAATAAAGCCACTCAGGAACAGATTAATCTGGCCGGCGAGTATGCAGCAAAAGCTTATGACAACGCGGCAGCAATAAAGGCACAGGCGCAGGCAGAGAAAGAACGGCAGGATGCGCAGAAGAATTTCACAAGCCTTCAAGGGCAAGCCAGCCCTGTTGCTGCAGCGGATAACACCTACCAGCAACAAATGGCTCAGCTTGACCAGTATGTCCAACTGTACCCGCAAAAAATAGCCGAGGCTGAAGCGGTCCGCAATGCCATTGAGCAGCAATACCGGCAGCAGCGGCTCGACGCAATGTGGCAGGAGTGGGCGCAGCAGAGTGAGGTAAACCAGCTTGCTGCTAACGCCTTCGACGCTCTGGGAAATAACGCATCCAGCGCCCTGTCAGGCATCCTGACGGGCACAGAAAGCGCAGGCGACGCAATGCGAGGACTGGCTAACTCAGTAGTTAATCAGCTGCTCAACTCTTTCGTCCAGATGGGCATTGAATGGGCTAAATCTGCCATTCTCGGCGCAACAACCCAGCAAACTGCGATCGCCGCCACTACAGCAGCTCAAACTGCAGCCGTAGCAACACAGACGGCAGTCAGCACTACCGCAGCTGCAACAACGGCCGCAGCATGGACTCCAGCAGCAATCCTGTCATCTATCGCCTCAATGGGTACTGCGGCTGCTATCGGCCTCGGTGCTGTGGCGGGCGTAATTGGCATGAACTTGTTGGGAAAAAGGAAAAATGGCGGCCCGGTATCTGCGGGCGGACTCTACCAAGTTGGTGAAAGCGGATTGCCGGAAATCTATCAGGCCAGCAATGGCCGGCAGTACATGATCCCCGGTGATAACGGTTCAGTAATCAGCAATAAAGACCTGCAGGGCGGCGGGGCTGCGAGCGTAGTCATTAACGTCCAGAACTACTCCGGCGCCACTGTTGACGCACAGGCATCATCTGACGGAAACGGAGGCGTGACGATAGACATGATTGTCGCTGACCTGAATAACGGTGGCCCGGTTAGCCAGGGCATAGTGAGCAACTTTAACGTGAAACGTAAGGCGAGAGGTCAGGGCTGATGGCAATTATTGATTATCCGGGCTGGCTTCCGCTTTCACAGAAAGCCAGCAAGAACATGACACCGGACACGGGCTTTCAGAGTGACAGTCCGGCAGTTGGCCCTGTGATATTCCAGCCGCTAACCGACGACCTGAAAGTGACATGGAACGTCCGCTGGATATTCACACTGCCGCAGGCGCGAGCTTTCCAGCAGTGGCTATTCAGCCCGAACTACCTGAATAAAGGCGTTAACTGGTTTCGCATGGCTATCGACCTGGGCGGAAGCGGCGTGCAGGTTCAGGAGTTGCACTTTACCCAGATGCCGGTGCAAACGAGTATCGACGGCGGCGTGGTGACGTGGGAAGGCACAGTAGTAGCTAACCACCTTAATAACAGCGATGACGATTACGACGACATTATTGTTGAGCTGCCGCCGCAGTGGTGGAATTGGTTGGACATTATCGTTACCAAAACTCTGCCTGAGGTGAAGTGATGCCAACATATCGCGAATATCGACAACAGCGACCCATGCGGCAGCTGTACGATACTTTGACCTTTTATCACCCGGCGTTTGGCTATGTCCGGCTTGTAGATAGGCAATTCTTTGCCAAAACCCTTGGCGGAGTTGCTTATCAGCCCGGACGATTTGAAATCGACGAAAGTCAGCAGAGCGGCACGCCAGTTATCGATGCGACGGTGAAGCTTGGGCGTGTTTCTTCTGACGTAAAATCGAAACTGAAAGCGTGGCGGGGCTTCAGTCGTATCGAACCAATCATTGCTACGCGCAGGATATTCGACGCTGCGGACACATCAACTCCGGTTAAATCGTGGACATTGTATGTAAAGTCCGTCGATATGAACGCAGCAGACGTTTCTGTTGTGTTGTCAGTCACCAACCCCCTCAACGCCAACATAGGCCATCTTTATGATCCACAGGAATACACTGGTCTCGCTAATCTCTGAAGAAGCATTTATCAGGAAGATGATTGGCGTGCCGTGGGCTAACCGTGCATGTACATTCGACGCGGTGGATTGCTGGGGCTTAGTTATTTTGTATTACCGGCATGTGCTGGGTAAAGAGCTGCATCAGACGCCTGACTACGAATCAGGCGCCGACTTCTTTACCTGCTATGAGGGTGATGTAGTTTTCTGGAAGCGCAGTGATGTGCCGGTTAACGGCGGGATATTCGTTGCGTATACCGGTTCTGCTCCGGCGCATGTTGGCCTGATTGTGAATCATCGTGCGCTTCATTCACGCGGTGAGGGCGGCGGAGTCCGCATAGATTCGCTTCTTGTTTTGCAAAGGGCATTTACCCGGCTGGAGTTTTTTACGTATGGCAAGAATTGATATCCAGCGCTTCCCGGGCGCATTGAAGGAACACCATGAGGTGCCAGACGGCACCTTTTTTTATACCTGGCTGCTGGCGCAGAATCTGCACCGTGACATCGTTATTCGTATCAATGGCGTGGACATGGAGGACGATGCGGAACTGGATTTCCAGCTTGAAGCAGACCACCACATTGTTATCTTCGACCAGCCCAAAGGCGTTATCGGCGATATTATCAGCCCGATATTCAAAGTGGTGGGGCAGGTATTTGCGTTTCTGGCGCCGAAAACGAGCATTCCGAACACTGGTTCCAACAGCGTTGATTCACCGAATAATAAACTGACCGGTCAGACAAATACCGCACGCCTGTATCAGGCAAAACCGGACATCTATGGCGAGGTGCGTTCGTACCCTGACCTGATTCAGGAGTCGATTTTTGAATACATCGACAATCTGAAATACGTCACAGAGTTCATGTGCATCGGTATTGGTAAATACACGACAAACTCAGTGCGCTATTCTGAGTCCAGCCTGGGCTCTATGGCTGGCGCCGATTACCAGATTTACCAACCTGGCGAAACTATCCCTGTTATTTATGAGGGGTACGGATTTGATGATGTTGACGGTCAGGAAGTGCCGGGACAGAACGAATCAGACAGCTACCCGATCGAAACGGCTTCAGCCACCAAAGTCATCAGCGGCAGCTATTCTGGTGGGCAGGTTTCAGTAAAGATTTTGCGCCAGTCGGAATTCGATTATTTTTTCAACCTTGCCAAGCCTCACGCGGTAACATTCACCGTCAACGTAACGTACTCCACCGCCTCCGGTAACGTAACCCGTGACGCCACGTTTTCCGGGACTCTGATCTCGGCAACGCAGACAGATAACGGCGCGACAATCAATCCGGAGTATTACTACACGTTTGTTATTGGCAGTCTGCTGGGTGATGGGCAGGTGCCGACAAATGCCACAATTAACACCACTAAATTCATCCTGAATGATAATGAGGCACTGGTTATTGGCCCGGTGTTCTCGCCAGTAGATTCAACGGAGCTTTGGGTGCATACGCAGTCACAGCTTGGCGGGAATAAGGAGACGAACTGGAAGGTCACCATCTGGAAGGTCGATGATGATAACAAGCAGATCGCCGGTACAACCCAGACCTTCAATTACCGCCAGACTACTCCGCACGATTCCACGAGTGAAGTTTTCTACCGTACAGACAAGCTGACCCCAACAGGCGGTTATGGTCGCTACGCAATCAGCTTCCAGCGCACCGATAACTCCAGCGATGCCAGCGTGCTGAAGGTGGAAGAAATTCACGCCGTGAACCCGCGCCGGAACGTGGTGCATAAAGACGACACATTGGTCAGGGTAA